CATCGGCACGACGATTGCCACTTTGACCACCGACGCGACGAGCGTGTTCGCCACGGTGTTTCCGTTCGCGGCGGCGGTGCTCGGCATGGGCATCGTCTTCAAGCTGTTCAAGCGTTTCACCAACAAGGCGTAAGCCATGTCTGATGCGATCGCTGTGGCCGTCGCTTCGGCGGTCGCATTTTGGCTTTGGTTGTCTTTTCCTGGCTTTGGTTGTCTTTTCCTGCCGAGCCGGCCGCCGTTGCAGTTGCTCCACCGGCTTTATCCGATGTTTGCGGTACGTGTTTTATCGAGGCTAATCGTGGACTGTATCGCTAGGGTTCGTTGCGGGTTGTTGGCGGCGATCTTCGCCGTTTGGTCGGTGCTTGCTCCCCTCAATGCGGCGGCGGCGACTTATTCGGCGGTCCAGAATTTGCGGGGTGCGACGTGGATCGTGCCATGGACTGGTAGCGTTCTGGCGGGGAATCCGTATGGCATAGCGGTTGCTTCGGCTTTGGGCAAGGCCAACCCGTGGATGACCGCGCTTACTGTGGGCACGGTGATTGCCAAGGTGTATTTGGAGCTGGCGAATAGTCAGCAGGTCGCTTTGCGGACTCAAAACGGTCCGCTTGTTTTGCCGCCGGGTTGGACGGAAAACCCAGCGGATTTGTCCGCGCCCATTCCGCCGGCTACGGCGGCGTCTTCGGGTGGCACTACGCAAGCGGCGACGGTCGGCGTGGGTCCGGCGCTGTGGACTGTTCAGAAATTGAATGGTAGCACCGGGGCGATTGTCGGCAGTTTTGGTCCGGACAGCGCGTCCGTTGTTGGTCAGCAAGGGTGTTCGTACCGGGCGGGTACGCTAGCGCCGCCGCAGACGGGGACCTATACGGGTTGGAATGCGACTTACTACCGTGCGGACTGCACGTTTAGTTCGTGGGGAGCTGGGAATACGGGCGGTGGCATGACTCAAAGCTGCTCAGGTGCAGGGTCGACGGTCAATGGCACTATGGGCTCGATGACGTGCTCGCAGGCCAAGTCGTGTCCGGTTGGCTTCACGCTTTCGGGCAGTACATGCACCTCGGGGGTCACTTGTCCGGCGGGTTATAGCCTGGTTGGAGCCGCTTGCATATAGCCTGGTTGGAGCCGCTTGCAATTTGACCGACGCGAGCTTAGTCAAACGGCCGGATACGGGCCAATCTACACTGAAGGTGGTCGGCAGATTGTTCCCGATCCTTCTCAATCTGCTTCGGATGCCGCCTTGGGCGCACCTACGCAGGCGGATTTGCAGAATGCCGGTAATGGCATTACCAAGGATACTTATGGCAATCCGACGATGACCAATATCAGTCCTTCCAGTGGGGGTTATCAGCTTAATCAGCAGGTCCAGACAACTCAGAACAATCAGACCTACACGACGCAAAACACCATCACGGTCAATAATGCGGGCACGGTGACAGAGGCGTATTCGCACACTTACGCGGGGTCGATTAAGGACGTTGGCACGACTAACCCGGCAGCGGTGCAATTCCCGGATGACNNNAGCGGTGCAATTCCCGGATGACTATAACCGCGAGCTTACGCAGAACAAGATTCTGACGGGCGAGGGTGCGGTTGATGATCCGGGTATGAGTGCCGACGCTGAAAGTAGGCGTGTGGCCATGCAGGCTCAGATAGAGTCAAAAATCGGTGAGGTTCCGGGGCAGTTCGGCACGGATAAATCGCAGTGGTTTTCGTGGGTGTGGACGCCGCCTTTATCCTCGTGCGTGCCGTGGGAGTCGGTCATCCACGGTCAGCCGGTGGTCTGGAACCTATGCCCTTACATAAATGCCTTGCGCGATGCCATGGGGTGGCTGTTCGCTATCGGCGGGGCGTGGGTTACTTACAATCAGATG